GGCTGGGCACACCCCGCGCCAACCTTACCTTCGGCAATCCAATATCTTGCGGCGCCGGCTGGGCAACCTTCACTGCCCTATCCAAATTCGGATACTTGGCGGCCATATTGCACGCCTGCTCCAGCATTGCCCTCCTGGCATCCCCATCCATATTGTCATAGCAGCGCATCCACTGCCGCCGGTTTGCAGCCGTTTCCCTATCCGACAAGGCTACCTCCACGATTTGTTATTACCCACCCAAAACATTCCCTTTCGGAAATCCCAACCAGCCCAACGTCCGATTCATTCTTACATGTCGCGTAGGTGATTTCTTACATGCCTGTCCGGGCAATCATATTGTTTTTTGTAGCGGTTTGCACGTGAAAAACGAACTAAAAAGAAAAATTTCGCGCCCATTCCGTAGCCGTCTTTCCAAGAAGAAAACGCATTTATTGAAACGAATTCCCGCAATGCGTGAAAAATTTTTATCATCGAAATCAATCTAAGCTTGATTCTGGATTTAAGCTGTGATTAACTTATCTCACCGGCTGCTCAATGTGTTTTTATACAGTATTGAGTATCGCATACCACCAAAGTGAAGAGGGTTAAATCATGCGCAACGTCTTCAGTTACATCGCTCTCGTCATCGTCGGCGCCGTGCTGGTCTTTGCCGCCGCATCAGTGCTTCGCCCGGTCGTGCAGGACATCCTGGCCAAGCCGACTGCCCTCCTCGTTTCGCCGAAGTGATCGGAGGCGACCATGCAGACCAAGCCCACCATCCGCGACGCCTGGAATTACCTGCGCGACACCAACATGATCGGCCGCGTGCCCGTCGCTGAGCAGCTCGAAAAGATGCGTCTCGATCCGCTTGAGCAGCGCCGCGCCTGGTACGCGCAGCAGCTGGCGAGCGTCATCATTCACCACTCCAAGGTGCGGGGATGAAGACCGTCAAGAACATCACCTTCGAGCCGCCCTGCCTCGCCACGGATTACATCCACTGGGCCGAGCTGGGCCAGCCGCAGCTGGCGCAGGTCGAGATCGAATACGAATACGACCCGGGCGAGCGCGAGGAGATCAGAGCGGCGCCCGAGGATTGCCATGAGGGTGAGCCGGCGAGCGTCACGATCAAGAGCGTCAAGCTGGCCAAGCCCTGCTTGCTGCCCGGCGAGAAGTGCCTCGTGTTCCTCAATACCGGCTTCGACCTGACCGAGTGCTTCGACCCGCACTACATCGGGAAGCTGCGCGACGAGATCCATACCGAGATCGAGAAGACGGCGCTCGGCTTTCGGCTGCATGGCGCCGCCGCGCTTCAGATTTAACGCATCAACAGGAAAGCACCCCATGGAAACCATAGCAACCCATATTCGCCGCCTCGTCGCGCAGGAGACCAGCCAGCCGATCGAGGCTGTCCACTTCAACTCGAAGCTTGGCCATCTCACCACCAGCAGCGGCGACCTCGCGCGCCTCGCGATGGAAATCGAACGCGTCTACGACGTCCAGCTGGCCGACCTTCAGTTCAGCACGTCGGTCGCGCAGCTCACTGCCTCCGTCCTTCAACTGAAGAAGGAAGCAGCGTGACTGAACTGGAAAGCATGACCCAGGAACAGAAGGACGCGCGGATCAAGGAAATCGTCGAAGAGATGTTGAACGACCCGAAGGTCGTGATGAAGACCCGGGACCGCTATGAACTGCAGCTCCTCTTGTACGGAAGGATCAAGCAACCATGAAGACCATCAACGCATCCACCACGTTCGCGGCGCCGCGCAAGCTGATCCGCGGCCTGCTGGCCTGGTACATCAGGCGACAGATGCGCATGTGGGAGTCGGTGCAGGAAGACCTTGTCCGCCAGCGGCATGTGGGCATCGAGGCGTACTGGCGGATCGAAGAAGAGCAGAACGAGCGTCGACTGCGCCTCCGTGAGCTTGAGCAGGCCCTGTAAGCAGCCCCTCCCCTTAACCCTTAGCGCCGGCAAAGTCTCGGCTGAAGGATCCGCAATGTCCAACTCACTCGTAGTCCAGCAGGTTTCGCAACTCGCAGCCAAGTTCGCGATCCCCGATTCCAACGACCTCACCGCAGTGCTGAAGGCGACCGCCTTCAAGGGCCAGGTCTCCGACGCGCAAATGTCTGCCCTGCTCATCGTGGCCACGCAATACGGCCTGAACCCGTGGACTAAGGAGATCTATGCCTTCCCCGACAAGAACAACGGCATCGTGCCGGTGGTCGGCGTCGACGGTTGGGCCCGGATCATCAACAGCCACCCGCAGTTCGACGGCATGGACTTCAACGATGACGGCGAGTCGGTCGAGTGCGTCATCTACCGCAAGGACCGTAGCCACCCGATCAAGGCCCGGGAATACATGGCCGAGTGCAAGCGCGAAACCCAGCCGTGGAAGTCGCACCCCCGCCGCATGCTGCGCCACAAGGCCATGATCCAGTGCGCGCGCCTGGCGTTCGGTTACGTCGGCATCTACGAACAGGACGAAGCCGAGCGGATCATCGAACGTGACGTGAATGCGCGGCCTGTCCGCCAGTCCGGCGCCGATGTCGCATCCCGAGCCGCAGAAACCGTGGAGTTCATGGATGCCGAGACGCGAGAGCAGCTGCTGGCGGATCTTGAAGCGGCGGCCGACACCGGCGCCGAAGCGCTCGAACGCGCCTGGACCGGCATCACGAAACCGCAGCGCAAGGCGCTCGCCGGCGAACTGGACGGCCTGAAGGCTCGCGCCGCCAGGGCAGATAAGCCGGCCACCACGGAGGACGAATATGTCCCTGAATAACGCCGACCAACGCACCGCCGCGTGGCTCTTGGAGCGCGCCGGTCACGCCACCGCCTCCTGCTTCGTCGACATCATCGCCGTCGGCGCCAAGGGCCAGCCGCTCAAGGCGCGCGAGGATTACCTGATGAAGCTGGTGGTCGAGCGGTTGACCGGCCAGCCGGTGGAGAGCGCCGGCAGCATGGCCACCGCCTGGGGTACCGACTGCGAGCCATTCGCGCGTGCCGAGTACGAAGCGCAGAGCGGCAACATCGTGAAGGAAGTCGGCTTCGCGAAGCATGCGTCGCATGCATGGGTCGGCGCCAGCGCGGACGGCGTGACCGGCCGCGGCGGCATCGAGATCAAGTCGCCGTTCAACAGCGCGGTGCACTTGGCCACCTGGCGCGATGGGATGCCCGAGCACCACAAGCCGCAAGTATTTGGCGTGATGTGGGTGCTTGATCTTGAATGGATGGATTTCTGCAGCTACGACCCGCGCATGCCGCCGGAGCTGCGCCTGTACGTGCAGCGCATCGAACGCGACCAGGCATACATCGCCGAGTTGGAAAAGAAGGTGCTGGCGTTCCTTGATGAGGTTCAGGGCCAGGTCGACCTCTTCCACGCCATGGCCAAGGCCGCATAACAAACGTCAACCCGCATCGCCCTACCATCACGAGGAAACGCATGTTCACGCTGAATAACGAAACCGTCCGTCTCGCCAACATCAACACGCGCACCGAGAAGCATGGCGAAGACGATGTGCTCGCCTGCGACATCAAGCTGGAGTTCAAGACCGCCAACGCCGTGCTGTCGAAGTTCTCCGAGTCGTTGAAGGAAGTTCTCTACACGAAGGACGAAGGCGCTGTCGAGGACCTGATCCACCCGGACCACGCGCCGAAGCTGCGCAATCCGCTGATGGGGCCGATCAGGTGGAACCTGGAAATGCCGAGCGTGCAGTTCCGGATCCACCACGGCGAGACGGATGCCGACGACATCGTGTTCAGCGGCGCGAAGTGCAACAAGTTCCAGTTCCTGTGCCAGGAAGGCGGCACCGTCGTGACCGACTTCCGCATCCAGGTGTCCGAGCCGGACGAGGAAGCGGTAACCAAGCTGCTCTTCATGCTGAACCAGGCGATCAAGGTCAGCCTGTTCGATGAGGCGCCGCAGGTCGAGGACCAGCAGCAGGATGCCGGCGCTGAGAAGCCGAACAACGTGGTCGACCTGTTCGATGGCAGCGGCGCGCCGGCCGGCGACGAAGCAGGTACGGGTGGTGATGGGACGACCGCTGACGAGGCCGACGACCAGCCCGGCGACGAGCCCGACCCGATGTACGGCCAAGCCGTCGAATTCGTCCGCGGCTGCAACAAGGTC